GCGGACGGCGGTCAGCGCGACTGGTAGGGGCGAGCCGGGGAGGCCGAAGCGCCTTGGCGGGTAGGACTCTCTCGGAACCCAGCCTTATGAAGGCTGCATAACCGTTTGTGAGTAATACTCATAAACAACATTGACAGTAGCCAAGTCAACATTGATATTAGTGGTAGAGAATCCTTTCGGATTGCTCCCTACCAGTACTAATGTATTGGTTGCATCTACTACCTCTTGAATTTAAAAATAAGTCAAATTATTCTTAAACTCAGTTGGTAGGAGCATAAGAGGCTTAGAACCTGCCGGTCTTCTTTCGAAGAACAGCGGAATTCTATACCCATATGTTGCTTCCAATTTTTATTAACTCATGATGAAGATTGTTTCAAAGTTTTTTAATTCTTTTAAGCATATCTTCTGAGTTGGGCTAATGAGAATCCTCTCTTTTAACTTGATGGAAGTTATATAGAGGATAGGGACGATATAACACTAGGTTATGTAATGGATATCTACAAATCTGCCTGTTTAGACTAAGGTCTTAATGGGTCTGTTTGAGCTCTACCAGACGTAGCTGGGTTTCTTGGGGCATTGCTTAGGTCATCTATTGTATTTTATAGTAGTTTGATACGGCAAATGGGTTATATTGGTCAAGTATCGCGAAGTGGGTTCTAACGAACTCTGGCTCCGGTACGACCTTATTCTTTGTGATAGCTTGTTTAAGTTCTTGTTGGTATTTTAATATAATTATATATATGATATTTAAAAATATTAAAGTCCCCAAGAAATCAACTAGGAGTTTAAACTCCATTAAGTCTATCTCTAAAAAGATCCCGAAAGAAAAGGTTAGAAGCTCTGGTGATAAGATATTTTTCTCAATCACCAATGCTTTCAAGGACATCATGTGTTCAGGTGGAATGGTTTCTCTTGACAACTCTTTTGAGTTGCCAGTGCTTTTTCGCCGGTTAGGATGGAGACTTTTGTCTGCTTCCTTTCCTGCAAAGAAAGTAAAGTTCACTTCACGCTTAAAAACTATGGGTAATTTTTCACAACATTTACTCAGTCTTCGTAGAAGACATGGGTCAATGTTTGTTGTAAAATATCTAAAAGCTAGCCAATTGGCAGTGCAAAAATATATAGCAGGTACTCCACTAACTTCTCTTAGAGAGGCAGGTGGGGATTTACCCTTCCGTCGACTAGACAGTCGAGGTCTACCTATGGTTATACCATATGTAGATCGTAAACTGATAGCTGCTGGAAGTCCTTCTGTGATACGATGATGGTTAACTCTGTTTTCTATCTATCGTGTTATTAGGGTACCTGGTCTCCTTAAACTAGAGACTATAACAGATACCTTAACTGTACCCTATGACAATATCCTTTCTATTGCTGATGGTTTAAAGCTTATTGCTTTGAACTATCGACATAAAATAGGTAATATTGATGCAGAGTCAGTTGATATGCTATTAATTGAAAAGGCTTCTCCAACCCACCGTAGTAGTTGAATTGGTTGCTTTAAGGATGCTTATCTCTTAAATGAGCTAGGTCTCTTTAAGCACTTTGAAATTATTGCTAACGAGTTGGGTTTGTCCCGACTTCTTTTAAGCTATAAGACAAGTTTACTTATACATGAAAGGGTCTCCCTACTAAAACAAGGGGTAATGGGTAGTGATGATGTCTTTGCCTCTTTCATAAAAGAAAAGGGTGAAGATATTCCTATTCATTTGGGACAACTCTCCCTCAAAGAGGAAGCTGCAGGTAAAATTCGAGTTTTTGCATTGGTTGATATATGGACTCAGTCTATATGTAAACCAATTCATGACTCCCTTTTTGCCTTTCTTAGATCATTACCTAATGATTCTACTTTTGATCAATTAGCGGCAGTAAAGCGTTGCTTTACTAAGGCTGAGCAATCTAAGTCATCATTTGGTTATGATTTAAGTGCTGCAACTGATCGTCTACCTATTGATGTACAAGTTACAATACTAGAGGCCTTTTTTGGCTCCTCGGTATCTCAAGCTTGGAAATCATTGTTAGTGGATCGGGATTACGTTCTGAAGACTGATGGCAAAGTTAGGCTTTTAAGGTATTCCGTAGGGCAACCTATGGGAGCTCTTTCTAGCTGGGCTATGTTAGCAGTCACCCATCACCTAATAGTCCAACTCGCCTATCGTAGAGTTCGTTTTAGCAGAACTTGATATGATAATTACGAGTTATTGGGTGATGATATTGTGCTTTTTGATAAAGATGTTGCAACTTCTTATTTGGATATTATGTCCAAATTAGGGGTTGAAATAAACTTATCAAAAAGTGTTATATCGGATCGGTCCGCCTTCGAATTTGCTAAGGTTACCGGTCTCAGTGGTAAGGATGTGTCGGCGCTACCTTGGAAAGCTTTTATAAGCCAAAACTCCATGATGGGTCGAGTCAATATTCTTTTTGCTCTGCTTCAAAGAAATATTTGCTCTAAATCATGGGTTAATTGGTTTACAAAAGTGAGTAAACATAAAAAGAGTGCTCCAGGGGATGTTAATTTCTCCCTTCTTGCACTTTGATCTATGTTTGCTTCTTCCAAGAAGGTTTCAATGGTAACGGTCTTCCAGAGTTTATATGATCTGGATAACCCGGGTAAAAAGTTTTACAAGGCTATATTACTTAATGCTAATCTTGATTTTGTCAAGGTTTGTATAGGTAATATTCTTAAAGGTAATACTCCAGGTGTTCTTAGTAGTGAAAAACATAAAAAGATTTTCAAGACTGAGTCTGCCTGACTCAAAATAGCATTATCAAAACCTTTGTTGGTCCATAGTTTTAAATCAAACTTTGGTCAACCTAGGTCTAGTGATGTTATGGCCATGGAACTAGCGTCTAAAATATTGGTTAACTCTGAGCCTTTCTTAACACAATTCTCTCATGTTTTTACTTATAACTTCGATCCTTCGTGATCCGATAGTGAACAAGTAATTAATGGAGGTTGGTTATTTCTATACACCTTACTTAGAAATAAGTTCGATGTTTTAAATAAAAGTTTAGGTAATCAGGTTTATCATATGGTTGAGATTGATCAATTAATTCTATTACTTGATGATCTTGACCGGGTTAATGAACTTGGTTTGATCTTAGATAGAGCAATTGCTAAATCTAAGGGATCAATAGAGAACACCCAAAGGAAAGATTCGCCATTGAAAGTAATTAGGGTATTACTTTCTATGAAACGAATGCGACCTAACTGGACATATAATCTAGGTAGTTATTAAGCGGAACAGGAAATCAACCACTCCTTAGTGGGTTGAAATTGTTTTTGGATAGGTGTAAACTTTATACTTGTCCAGGAGCGTTACAAGGGTTTGATTAGTTAGTAATAACTAAGGGTTCCTAG